TTACATGGCATAAGAATGACCTCCTAATATATTTATGATATTATTCTGTCTTTCTTGTTGAATCATACCATTTTCCCTCGTGGAAGGAAATGCGTGGATGATGCGCGTGCATGCGTCTTTGGCACGTGTGGTGTGGAGGGTGGCAAAGACGAGGTGGCCTGTCTCGGCCGCGGTCAGGGCAGCTTCGATGGTGGCGGCGTCGCGCATTTCTCCCACAGCGATGATGTCGGGGTCCTCCCTTAGGGACTCGATGACGCCTTCGGCAAAGCTCGGCGTGTCTTCTCCGATTTCCCTCTGGTGGACGAGGGCTTTGTCAGAGGAAATGACGTATTCGACGGGGTCTTCGAGGGTGACGATATGGCAGGGGCGCTTGGCCACGGCTATCAGGAGAATGTGCGCGAGCGTCGTGCTCTTGCCGCTTCCCGAAGGGCCTGTGATAAGGACAAGGCCGTGCTCAAGGGCAGAGAGTTTGTCCAAGAAAGCCTTGTCGGGGTCGGCAGGGAGTGCGGAGAGCTCGGGCAGGACGCGGATCGCGGCGGCCGGTTTCCCTCCGCTCTTGTAAATATGGAGGCGGAAGCGGGTATTTCCCAGGGAAAAGGCAGTATCGAGCGCGCCTTCTTTTTTGTATGCAGTCATTCTGTCTTCATTGACGTAGGACGTGAAAAGCGCCGTGAAGAAATCTTCTCCAGCCGTCTCGCGAAGCTTTTTCAGCGCGCCGCCTGCGCGGATCATCAGCGGTTCATCCTGCGTGGCGTGCACATCCGTCAGATTCGGATACGTCTGCATGAGTTTTTCTATATCCAATTTGCTCAGTCCTCTCCCGCGATGACCTGGGAGGCTGATCTTGCTGAAATCCAGCCTTTCCGGAGCTCGCGAAGCGCCGCCGCGCCCATATCGGGCTGGCCCTGCGCTCTCATTCTTTCCTGCAGTTTGTCGGCCGAGAAGCCCCCGCGGATGATCTGCCGCTCTTCCCGTCCGATTTCAATCATTTCAAAGGCGCCGATTCGCCCTGCGATGCCGCTCCCATGGCATTCCTCGCAGCCTTCTGCATCCATGACCGTCTCTCCCAGAAATTCCTGCGGGAGGGAAAGGTCGGCGAATTTTTCCTCCGTCAGCGTGACTTTCCTTTTGCAATGCGGGCAGAGGCGCCCGGGGATGCGCTGGGAAATAATCAGGGAGAGCGAATCCGCCAGAAGGTAGGGAGCGATACCCATGTCCATCAAACGGAGCGGCGCGGACGCTGCATTCACCGTGTGAAGCGTCGACAGGACGAGGTGTCCCGTCAGCGCGGCATGTACGGCGATTTCCGCCGTCTCCCTGTCGCGGATTTCCCCGACCATCAGAATATCCGGATCCTGGCGGACGATCGAGCGGAGGCCTTTTTCGAAGGTGAGCCCTGCTTTTTTATTCACCTGGATCTGCGTCACGCCCTCGATCCGGTACTCCACGGGATCCTCGATCGAGATGATATTCACCGAAGGGTCATTCAGGAGCCGGAGCGCCGCATAGAGCGTCGACGTCTTTCCCGAACCGGTCGGCCCGGTCGTGAGAATCATCCCTGCTTTCCTTCTAAGGCACTTCATGAAAAGCTTTTCCTGGACATCCATCATCCCGAGATGGTTATTCTCTATGAAATCTACCTTCCCGGAGAGAATGCGGATGACGATCGTCTCGCCGTAGAGGGAGGGCAGCGTGGAAATGCGGAAATCATAGGAAACGCCGTCCACGGTTTCCGAATACGACCCGTCCTGCGGCAGCCGGCTCTCGGCGATGTCCATGCTCCCGACGACCTTGGCGCGCACGGATATCGGCTTCTTCATCGCAAGCATCATCGTGAAGCGGTCGTACAGAATCCCGTCCCGCCTGAAACGCACGCGGATGAAAGACTCCTGCGGCTCGATATGCACATCACTTACGCGCTCGCGGACCGCCGTGGTAAGGATCCGCCGCAGAGCCGCCTCCGCCGTCGGCGCACGCACTTCTTCCATAAGAACCTCCGGATAAGAATTACCAGAAAACCGAAAGGAAGGAAAATATATAACCAAGGCACAGCTCTAGGAAATCAAGCCTATTCTTAGAAACTGCACCTTTTGAAAACCATACAACCAGGGCACAGCCGTGGAGAAATCAACCCTATCCGCCCCTTTTTAGAAACTGCACCCCTTTCGCCCTTCGGGCACTTCCCTCCGTTGGGGGCAGCTTGCGATGAGAAATGAAAAATCAATGGTTTTGTTTTGAACTTATATAGGCACCTTCCCCGTCTGGGAAGGCGAGTCAAAGAAATTTCCTATATTATAACAAATATTAAGGAAAAAATCGCCGAGGGGCGGTCATGTGCGGATTTCCTCCCTTCTCCTGCGCCTTGGAGCAATTTTGTAAAAATAATTTTACACCCCCTTGCATTTTTGCTTTCCGTTTGTTATTATATTTAAGTCATATGGTTGAGAAAATCTGAGACACAGGGGCATAGCGCAATTGATAGAGCAACGGTCTCCAAAACCGTAGGTTGGGGGTTTGAGTCCCTCTGCCCCTGCCAATTTGGCCCAATAGCTCAGCTGGATAGAGCACTTGACTACGAATCAAGGTGTCGGGAGTTCGAATCTCTCTTGGGTCACCACTGAATTATCCCAAATCTATCGAAGGTTCGGGATTTTTTCATTTCTACTAAAGACTGTCAGTTTTTGCTCTTTCTACCAAAATTTCTACCAAATTTAAAAGCCGTATCAACCTACATTTCTGTAAGCTGATATGGCTCTTTTTATTTAGCAATGGCCGCAGCAGCACAGATGGCGGCAATAGAAATCCACAGGTTCCTCTGTCTAGTCTTCACCTGTATCTTGTGCTGTGCCTCTTTCTCTAACTCTGTCAATGATCGATTGGCTTCCGCTAATGAGGTCTGCGTCTCTTCGTTCAATGCTCTGGATTTCTCCAGCTGCTCGTTGACTATCTGAAGCTGCTTCTGCTGCTCTGTCAAGAGATCCTGCTTGTTCTCGTTGTCCGCTTTCAGCTCGGTCAAGTTGCTCTGTAACTGATTGAGCTCCCCTTCTGATATCTGATACATCGCTTCTGCCTGCACAGAAGAACCATACAAAGCCGGAAAGAAGAAGAACGGCAATAGCAGCCAGGGCAGCATAGATTTTCTTATCTTCATTATACATGAATCCTCCTCAGAAAGAATAGTTCTTATCAAACTGTGCGCCATTAATGAAATAGCTATCCGTGCACTGCCAGATGGCAGCACCATCATAGTCGCACTGGCTGTTATATTGAGCACACCAGGCAGGAACGCCCGGGAGACGACCCATATCAATGACGTTGGTCAAGTAATCATAGTTAGCATAAAGTCCACAGTGATATCCGGCTACTTCCATAGTGCTAATGAATGTGGTGCAGATATCCGTAATCTCTTCCGGATCAGTCAGCCTGTCCGATTTCCAGTCATCATTTTCTTCATCGAACCAGAATCCCATCTCAAGCATGTCGGGAGTAATTCCCGCATCCTGCATGACATAAAGCGCATATTCTGCTTCAGTGGCCGCTTCGCTGGCGTCTGTGGCTTCGGAATAATAATAAATGCCAACTTTCAATCCGGCATTAATCGCCCCGTTGATGTTTTCGTAAAAACGGCTGTCAAGGTGCCTCTTCCCCCACCCTAGACGGATAATGGCAAATTCTACGCCTGCAGCAGCAACGGATTCCCAGTCTACAAATCCATTATTTTCAGAAACATCAATTCCTTTCATTGTGCGCCTCCTGTCTTCCTCTTAATCAGCCCGGCCAAATCATGCACGGCGGACACACCGGCGTCATCTAGATTCTCCACGATGGACAGCAGTTCGGACGATGCCAAGTAAGCGATCACAAGATTTGCAAACTCACTTCGCCCCAGCATGAAGTCCACTAGGGCGCCTGCAACGACAAGCAGCATGTACACGGAAATCTTTTCGACAAACTGCGTGCGCATAGCGTAGCTATTGATGACACCAGCACGGTGCGCCGCCGGGATGCCCTTGACCGAGGCGATAAGGGACGGCTTCTCCGTCATAGACTCGGACAGATAGCCGTAAGACAGCGCAATAAACTTGGCAAATAAATCTACGCACACGATGCAGGCAAACGCCGTAAAGAGTTCCAAATGCCGCTCCAGCGCCAGAAACACGATGCCCAAAGCCGTCTTGTATGGCCAGCCAATATACAGCCCGTCAAACACTTTTCCTACCCAGATACTGATCTCATTCAGATTCATTGGCTTCCACCTTGGCCCCCTCTTTCACTTCCGCTTTTTCGGCAAGTGGCTTGCTCCTCACACATTTAGGATTTGTGCAAAGTCCTGTTTTCTCATCCATTTTCGACATGCAAAGGAAGCATCTCTTTTCCATTACAGCTCACCTCTCTTAGTCGTGTACTCTTCTGCCAGCGCGGCGCGCTCCGCAATCAGTTCATCCTGCAGCGTCTCATTTTTGAGCGCTGCAGCTTTCACGATCTGCTCGTCCAGCTCATTAAACTTAGATTGATATTCTGCATCCAACGCCGCCAAAGCCTGCGCCTGCAGCTCTTCCGGTGTCGGTTTCGGTGCTACGTATGGAATTGGTTTACCATCGTTCCCACGTACATATTCGCCGGAAAGGTATTTGTCATAGTCTTCTGCGCTGATGATTTCCACAACGGTTGCATCAGTAAATTTGCCCTTTCCTTCTTCAATCAGAGCCGCCACTTTTTCTTTTTTTGTCGGATTGAAATCGCAAATCAAGGATCCGACGCGCTTGCCGGCGTCATCAAAGCCGGCGCAATAATAATCTACATTGGTTGCACTCATGTTTTTGCCTCCTACAATAAAATCGAGGTGATTAAATATGCGTAATCCTAATGGATACGGTTGTATCAAAAAATTATCCGGTCATCGCCGGAGGCCCTTTGCATTTGTAGTGTCTGAGAATGGTAAGCAAAGACCTGTTGAATATTTTACCAACCAGATTGACGCTGAAATCTTCCAGGCTGATTACAATAAACTTCATTTTTATCGCTCCTTACCAAGCCATCAAGTTACATTAGCCGAACTATACTATCGTTGGCTTCCGGCTCACACTACAAATACAAACCCTTCGCAATCATCGCTAGAAAGTTACTCTAATTCTTTTAAGCATCTGCAGGCTCTGCATTATGAACCAATACAGAATCTGAAATATGCAGACTACCAGAAAATCATTGATTCCATGCGAAAGAGCGGGCTGTCTTACAGTTCATGTAAAAAAGTCCGCTCTTTGATTTCGCTACTTGAAAAATATGCCGTGAAAATTGAGTTGATAAATAAATGCTACGCTCCCCTGCTATCGATAGGAAAAAATAAGGCTGTACGCCCGCACCACCCATTTTCAAGGCAGAAAATTAATCTACTCTGGGTCCACTGCGATGAGCCCGGTGTTGATACGGTGCTCATTCTGCTTTACACCGGTATGCGTGTCGGTGAGATGCTGGCACTCCAAAAGACTGATGTGAACATCAGGCAGGGATACATCCGGATTACCAAAAGCAAGACCGTTTCCGGCATCAGAACCATCCCCATCCATCATCGGATTTTCCCTCTCATTACAAACCGTATGAAATCAATCGGTGTGCATCTGATAGCGGATTCCAAAGGAAAGCAATATGACTACAGTCGCTATTGCCAGCTTTGGCGTGAGGTCATGCACTCCATCACAGCTGATGGTCATACAACCCACGACTGCCGCCATACTGTAGCAACACTGCTGGACAATGCCGGAGCTAATGAAACAGCTAAACGGCGTATTTTAGGCCACGCTGGCGGTGATGTAACCGAAAGGGTTTATACACACAAGGGCCTGAGGCAGCTACGAAAATGCATAGAATTGCTAAAGTAGTGTTACTAATGCGTTACTCAATCAATCACACACATTACCGTATTATCTGCATTATCCGTGGCTTGATGGTTGTTACTATTGATACTGGATAAATCAGCCAGATTAGCATATATTTACACTTCTACGATTGTAGATATCTGATGTTCTGTCAGCTTTGCCATGGATTTGATTTGTCAAAAATCATGTATACTCTGCTTACTCTCATCTACTTCTCCTGTTTCGTAACAATCCCTCTACAGTGGGGAACAATCTCACAAGGACCTGCAGATAAAGAAGTCACAAGGACAATTATGCTTCCTATTTCGACAAATGGAATCATTGGTGCGGTGTGCAGTTGTGAAACTTATACATGTAATGTTGCAATAGGACCCAATAATCGCACTGGAAAATCTTTTGAGTATCGTCAACAAGAATGGACAAACGGCTCAATTACAACGGATTGGATAGTTTTATGCAAATAAACAGTGGGGAACTGTATATTGGGGAAGCTCTGATATGGAAACCAAATTTACATTCCCGATTGAATTCTCAGAAGGAATGATAAGTGCAGTTGCTTCAGATACAGGCGGAGGTAGTCAAGGATTCGGAATTCATCCTATTGACACAAAGAGTGCCGATATCTATCGGTCTGGGAAAGGGTACAATGGGAGCTGCAGACTAGTATTGATTGGGAAATAGACAGTGGGGACATGCAATGAATAAAAATGGATATTACCGTACAGCTAATTTACCAATTACTTTTTCTGCGGAAATCTTTATGGTCGTGGCAACTATGGGAGCATTGGGAAATGATGAAACCGTATATGGGTGCGTATGGAATTATGAGGAGTCCACTAAATCAACCATACAATTTAGAATTACAGATTTATCGGGAAACCCATGGTATATCGCAGTTGGAAAGTAAACAGTGGGGATATACCAGTTCTGGCCAAAAAGATTGGGAAGTGGTTTATCCTGTAAGTTTTAGCGATCATGGTATTCCAATTGTAAGCAAAGTTGGTAGTAGTGCTACAAGTACGGATGTTGGAATAATCGGGGAAAAAGAGAAACTTTATGTGCATATATCCGAAATGATAACCACATTGCAGGGAATCTATTGGATTGCCATAGGGAAATAAACTACTTTCCCAAAACAATTATTTTAATACCTACGGTGCCTGTATTGCTTTTATCCATCGACAGAACCACGCTTTTGCTCCCTGGCTGAGCAGCAGAAACACTTGCTTTTGATGTAGATGTCATTCCGCTGCCAAGAATTTGTGTAAAGGCTATGGGATACGATATTTCTTTAGAAGTTTCTCCAGGTTCAAACCCTGCATTTATCCACTGTCTATTTACAGATAGCATTCCACCCAAACGTACTAGGTGCACCAGTCCATTCTACGTGAAAGCTGCTTTTTGTGTTCTTATCTTTATCCCAAGCGCCTACAACATTTAAAGCGGGATATGAAGAAAGTTTACTATCAGTTAGCTGTACGTTAAGTACATTGTTCACAGACACATTCAATGGAACGTCCATCGATTTTGCCTCTTGCATGGAGGGGTCCGTACCTTCAAAAACTCCCCACTGTATAATTAATCCGCCAAAGAAGCTCCCTAGGCGGACATATCCGTTTGGTGCGATATTGTAATTCACTCCGGATGCCGTCAGTACCATCTTGAGGAGCTTTCCGAGAACGGAATCCGTAGTAATAGCATCTACCACGGTCCCAAGGGTCTTGCTTGCAAGGCTTGCCATGATACCGCTGTGCCAGTCAGTAATCTGGGCGGATTCTGTTTCTGGGTGCAGTGTGTCGTAGCTATTTGTGGTCTTGTTCCAATGGTGCAGAATAGATTTCAGCCCGTCTTTGATTTCTACCCAAAGGCCCCTGTCAGACATAGATGCAGGCTTATCCGCCGTACTTGTCACCATCAGCAGGTTCTCATGGGCAGTTTCTGATTCGTTATGTACCTTAAGGTCTGCTGCCGTCACGAGGCCTTTTATATCAACATCCGTCACTACATCATCAACGCTTTTGATGGCAATCGTCATATGGATTGCCACGCTCAGTACGGTAGCTCCACCTTTTGATTGGATGTAATCAGCATCGGGGGCAGTGGCCACGCAATAGAGAATTTCTCCGACATCCGGATCTGTGGCAAAGAGACCGATTTCCTTCAGATAGAAGCCTGTATCCAGATCGGCATTGGTTATTACGGCTTCCACATCGCAGGTCCCTTTGTCGTACGGAGTCACGGATGAAAGGTCCAGCACCTTTTTAGGACTTGCCAGGTCAGTCATCGGTTCAATGGGCGCTGGAGATCCATCGCCTACTTTCATTTTGGTGAATTGAAACTTGCATTTTCCAGCTTCTACTTTTGCGGCCAGTGCCTTACCCAGGTTCGTTAATACTCCTGCTTTGAAATCAGCCATTTACTTTTACCTCCTTGAAAATAGATACGGGCATGTAAATTGCTTTACTCATTGCCGTATTCTGCGGGCCTGCGTCCTGCAGACCTATACGAATTTCCTTATACATAGCAACAGGCATGGCTAGATGTTTGCTCACCGTCTTCTGTCTTTCGAATGAAATCCCGTCAAGCCAGGAACGCACATTTTTTGCTTCATTGATGGCATTTACCAGGCTCTGCAGTGAATCACCATTGACAATAGGTCCATAACTTCCGTTCACCCGGAAATGGTAAGGGCTCCCTTTGTATTCAAACCATTCTTCCACTTTTGCATAGTTCAAGAGCACTTCGACCACTGATTTCACGGCCCAGGACGTCCCTTTGTACTTATGGTCCTTTATTGCATTCTTTACCAGTTTTCTCTTCTGTGCAATGTCCAGGTCTTCACTGTAGGTGTCTACATGAAGCTGCCAGGCCAGTGAATTCACTACCGGTTCCGGCAGCTCATCAATCCGGCTCATAATCAGCTCGTTCACCGTTTCGGCGGTGACATTGTTTACAGAATCTGTTACTGCTTTAGATGTATGCACCACATTCTCATCGGCCTGCAGGGATGAAGGAAGGATTTTTGAAATTTCCGTTTCATTCAGTTTCATTCACTGCTCACCCCTCCAAAGGTAATGTCCGGCGTACTGGCCACTGCTATTTTGTCCGCATCCACTGTTGTAAGTGCGGGAGATGTGACGGTTACTTTTTCAGCTCCTGCCTTTACCATCAGGGCATAGAGTTTTGATGGATCAATATCCCTTCCCAGCTTCCCCCGCTGCCAAAGAATGTAATCATCCACCGCCTGCTTCACGGCGGCCTGGATTTCAGAAGCGTGGGCTTTATTGTCGCTGGAAATAGTATAGGATGCAGAGACATCATAGCTTACCGTGGTGGGCGCAGATACGGTCACATGGTCTGTCAACGGTCTGACCTTTTCTGCGCTGCATACCTCCATCACCTTGTCCAGAACTTCCTGTTCCGGTATCTTTCCGCCGGAAAGTAAAGGCACAATCAGCACCTCGCCGGCAGATGGTGAGGAAACATATACATCTGAAACATCTGCATTGGCTGTTTTAGCCCAGTACTTATAAGCTCCATAGGAGCCGGCATCGGAAAATGACTCGGGCGCTTCATGAATCCTTTCACGATACGAATCATCGGTCTCCATATCTCCGCCGCCTGCGGAAATAGTAATGTTGGATACGCTTCCGACAAATGGCAGAGGATCCACCAGCTTGTTTAAGGTACCAATAGAAAATCCATTCCCCTTTGTACCGTTCTCCGTGCAGGTGGCCTTGACCGTCCCTTCCTTTTCACCGGAAGGAATGGTGGTGTCTTCGTCCACGGCAAAATAGATTTTTTCATCTCCGCCGGTAACCCTCGTTCCCTTTGGGATAACCGTGGCCCCATTCTCCGATGTGGAAAGAGTGAACTTCAGCGTGACCGATGCAGGCTGAGATTGAATCCTCCCTACATCCAGCAGCGCTCCCAGATGGTCAAGATAGTCACCTTCGGCATAAGCCAGCAGGTTCATCCTGCCGGTAAAATTGATGAGTTCACGTTGATGTATGATGACATCGGCAACGGTCAGGAGGAAGAGCCGGATAGGGTCTCCCAGGGCAAGCGTCCTTCCCGATGCCTCTTCGTATTTTTTGATGATTTCCGTTTTGACTGTTTCCGCATCTGCGTCCGCAAAGGAAATCGGATTCAGGTTACTTAGTTCCATTAATTCTCACCTCCACTTTAGGTACCAGCACTCCATCCTGGCTTCCGCTGAATGATATGGATGAAATTGTTACGCGGGGCTCATATTTCTGTACTGCTTTCATGATTTCTGCGGAAAGGTTAGCCCTGGCCACCGGCATCGGTTTATCCACGTAACTGCCATCTATTCCGAAATCACGGTCCAGCGGTACAGAACCTTTAACCGTAGTCAGAATGGTCCTCACGTTCTGCAGAATTTCTTCTATTTCTGTATCCGGAGAAAAGTCTACCGCTTTCAGCGTATCTATCAAATAATTCATAACAGACTCCTCCATGGACTGCCTACGGAAATATTCAATGTCTCATCTGCGTATTCCTTCAGCGTTACATTCAGTGTCGTTGAAAGAGCATGACCAAAGCGGCTCCACAAAGTTGTCTGTTCGGATACGCTTTTGACAATCCAAAAACCTTTGCCCACAGGACTGTTACCAACAATGAAAGGAACCACTGTCCCGCTATCCCTAAGCTTGCGAAGCTTATCTGCTTCCTTTTCCGGATTCACGCCAAGGTTCCTCCTGAGGAGCATTTTGAATGAAATTTCATTCAGGCCAGGCCCCACGAATTCAAGCAGCGGTTTGCTTCCCATGACGTCGTGTTCCTGCCATCGGCTTTCTGCCTGGCGGCTGTACTCATCAAAGGTCCTTACTCTGGCCCGGGATGAGATGAAAGGTATGTCATCTAAAAATCCAACTATCATGTCATCCTCCTATGAAAACATCCGGAGAGCCTTGCGCTGCACTTCCTCCGCAACTTACCGGGTCTCCGATGCGGGCTGCCGCCTTCCCATTGATATATACCGAGCTGCTTCCGGATGTAATGTTTCCGCTGTGTGAAGGATGCACATCACATCCATGGGGAGCGTAAGCGTCTCCTACGCGTCCGGCTCCCTTCCCGTTAATAAAGACATCTCCGCTGGCTGATACTAAAGCCGTAGGCGGGCAGGCATCATCCCCCGTATCGTTATCTCCCAGTCTTGTAGCTTTCGGCATGGTTTCCTCCTTAGTTGATGTTGATTACCGGCGCCTTCAGTACGATTTTCTTGGCTGCGCTGATGGTTATCGTTCCATTGTCGTATTGGATGAGACTTCCGTCAGGAAATCTGACTGACCGGACAGAAGCGTCACTTTCCGCAGGCGGCTTATCCCCGCTGTAGTAAGCGCCGATAATAAACCCTGCATTCATCCCGTTCCCGGAAGGATTCGGGAGAAACAGGCAGACTACTTTTGTATTTACTTCGGGCACGTAGTAGCCTTTTGTCCCGTATGAACCCAGCTGCAGCACCGGAAGCTCTGCACTCACCATATTGTCTTTGTCCGGGAAAGTCACCCTGGCAGTGCAGGCAGGGCCATTTACACTGGATACAATTCCTACCCTGACCATATTTTTCAGCTGGCTAGTATCCATTGAGGCACCTCCGTAAATCAATACTGGTGGTATACCCATTCCCCATATCATGCTTAGCACTGGTAATGATGTACTTCCCGTCAAATTTGCCGCCGAATCCTACTATATTCACCGTCATGGCAGCCAGAAGGTTGAAGTCTCCCATGGCGTCAATACTGATTGACCATTCATCATGGTTCTTTTCGCGAAGTTTCTTCTTTGCCAAACGCTCCGCTTCCTGAATGGACTTCACCTGCTCCTTTACCTGCAGTGTACGTCCTTCCTTTTTGTCCGGATCAGTGAACGTGGCTTCTATGTTGCTTCCACTTTCCGTATCATTGCACTGCACGTGGCAGGCTTTGTAGATATCCCGGGTTAATGCATGGAGCCTGTATCCGGTAATGGCCGTCACATAGTGCATACCTTCCTTTTTCTGGAACACTGTCCCCGGATTGATGATGGTAACATGAGGTTCCTCTTTTTCATAATCCGCTTCGTCAAAAATGACGATACGGTTATTGCAGACTTTCAGTGCAAGTCCATGGTCTTCGCAAAGTTTAAGAAGGAAGGAAAGGTCAGATTCTTCAGTCTGTTCCACCCTGTCCAGGGTAGGGTTCTCATCCGATTCATAGGAAAGTTCCATGTTGGCGCCTGTTGCCACATCATTGGCTATGGTCTTAAGTTCTGCCTTTTCCCATGACCTTGTCCTGTCCACGCCTCTCAGCTCGTTGTTATCCGGAACAGATACGGCTTTGATTTCCACCTCATGGGGCGGTGCACTGACGTCAATAGAATCAACAGCAAAAAGACCTATATCCAATGCCTGCATCCCGGATGCCAGCGTGTCCCAATTCATAGATGCCAGTTTTACCTTGAGAACTGCCCCGCGGTCCGGGAACCAGTCAGACGTCCATAGCTCCTTCCGGTCTTCCAGTGTGATGGATAAATCATCTGCCTGTCCGGATAGATTGTCTGTATAAGAAAGGGATTTGAGGTATGGGGCAATATCTTTCGTGATATTTTCCCCGTCATATGTTATGGACGGAAATATCTGCCTTGGTTCCATCATCGCCTCCACGGAGGGAGAATGTCTGTTTTCGGCGGCTCCCAGGGGGGAATGGCAAGCGTAAGCCCCGCCGGAAACACAACCATATCTATGTACTGATGGTTGGCTTCTATCAGTTTATTCATGCCTGCTTCACTCCCATACACTTTCTTTGCAATGGAATCCCACATATCTCCCTGCACTGTGATGTAGGTATTACTCATAGGAATGCCTTCTTTCATCCATTCTAAGGATCTGCAGCATACGTTTCAGCTCATAGACGGTCGGTCTCATTGCCTGCCGGACAACTGCAGCATCAGCATTCCCCTGGATGGTGATAGTCGGATTGAATACCACATTCATACTAGGAGAATTTCTAGCCGGTATCATGCTTCTCTCTGCACTCCCCAGGAGGCCCAGGGCCTGTCCTGTTTTTGTCCAAAGTCCTGCTGCCCTCCGGCTCCCGTCAATCGGAATTGCCGCTTCCGGGCTGTCTTCCGCAAAGGTGGTAAGGAATTCTCCTCTTGGGTAAATGCCGCCGGAAGCATTCGAGTCTACATTTTCTCCATGCATTTCGGCCATGGATTCCCTATGAACCCTGACGATGGTATCAATCGGATGGGCCAGAAAATCCTTCAGGCTCTGCCACTTGTCCATCGCCCAGTCGCAGATTTCCCCTATTTTTTCTTCAACGTAATCGCCAAAGCCTGCTACAGCATCCTTCGCCCCTTCCCACATGGATGAGGCAAAGGCGCTGATTTCTTCCCAATTGCTATAAAGGACATAGCCTATCGCAATCAGAGCCGCAATCCCCGCAATAACAAGGCCGATGGGGTTTGCTCCCATGGCAGCGTTCAGCAGCCACTGCGCTCCGGCCCAGATTTTGGTCGCTACTCCTGCGGCTCTGGCCCATTGTCCAAAGAGGTATACAGTCTCAAAGGCGCCTACTACTGAGCCTATTGCCCCAACTGCCCCTACAAAAATCCCAATAGCCGCAGCCCCAAAACCAATCCATTTAACGGCTTCTTGATTTTGTTGAGCGAAATTTGATACAACTCCTATAGCACTGCTTAACAGTTCAATAGCCGGAGTAATAACAGGTATCAGTCCCTGCCCAATAGCAATCTTTGATGCGTTCAACCGGTTATTCATAAGTACTAACGAATTGGCCGTGGTCCTTGACCTGGTATCAAATTCACCCTCCATGCTTCCGGCATACTGTGTAGCGTCTGATACTTTATCAAAGTTTTCCTTCAGTCCGTCCAAGTTCGAAAGCAGCGGCGCGATGGCTCCCAATGATTCTTTGCCAAAGAGGTTAGAGAGGGCGGAAGCTTGGTCTACCTTGTCCAGGGAAGCAATAGCATCCAGCACCTGCAGAATAGCTCCTTTCGCATCGTCCTGCATGTACTGTGCCATATCCTGGGCATTCAGGCCCAATTTAGCAAAAGCTTCAGCCTGTGATTTCGTTGCACTGTCTCCGGCAGTCAGGGAAAGAATCATATTCTTGATACCTGTTGCGGCCACATCAGATTCTATGCCAGACCCTACCATGGATGCGCCCAGGGCGGCAATTTCTCCGGAAGCCACGCCTCCGATTTCGCCCAGCGGTCCGATTCTTGTTACTACGTCAGAAATCAGGGGAGCACTGGCAGCCGTCGTATTGCCAAGGTAGTTTATTTTATCTGCCAGTCCTACCACGTCATTCTGGCTCATTTCGAAAGCTGTACGCCACTTGGCCATCATGTCGCCTGCCTGGTCAGCAGAAATATCAAAGGCTACGCCCATCTTGGCGGCTGATTCAGCAAAGCCTGCCAGGTCTTCCCTGACAATACCGGACTGGCCTCCGGCAGCCACGATTTTGGCCAGATTATCTGCAGTCATTGGGATGTTTTTGGACATTTCAATAATATCCTGCCCCATCTCCTTGAACTGGTCTTCCGAATCAAAATCCACTACTTTACGAACATCGGCCATACTGCTTTCAAATTGTACAGCCTCTTTGCTGGCTTCCGACAGGCTGCTGGCAATAGATTTCCCAAATCCCAATGCCATTGCACTGAATCCGGTGGTTCCAACCGCCGCAAGACGTTTTCCCAGATTCCCCGGGATCTCTTTTCCGATATTCCCCAGACCCTTCATTTGAGAAGCCAGTCCGGATATTTTCCCCGATGCAGAGTCAAAAGCCGTAGTGAATCCGTTCCCCAAGTTAGCATTGATAGTAAAGCTGAACGTCTTCATTCCTTTTGGCATGGATTTGCCCTTCTTTCTTTGCTATAATCAAGGTGGGTGATAACTATGTTTATAAAAAGCATGATATTCTGTACTATCATCGCCGTCTCTATGGCCGCAGGCATAGTGGGTATGGTAGTTGGTATGGTTATTGCATTCATTCTTTTTCTTATTGGCGTCCCAAGTTCATATACCAATCCAATAGGTCTTACCCTGGAGGCCATTTTGGGAATTGTATTTTTTATCGGTACATTCCTGCTGCTGTCTCCATTTACCAAAAAACTCATTGAATTCTTGGATCATCATGGATGGACTTGCTGATGATTTCAGCATATTCTCCCATTTCTGCGAGTGTGCAGGACAGATAATAGCTAACTGGCGTAAAGGTGGCCATAGCCATCTTCACAGCCAGTTTTTTTATTATCCGGCAGTCTCCCCGTTCATCCACTACCCCAATAAAAAATTTGTAGCCTCTTTAGCAATGTTTTTGAAGTCAGCGGCTCCCAGTTCAAAGAGGTCATCCACAGGGCAGCCGATAGCTTTGGCTGCAATGATTGCCTGGTACTTCATAGACGCAAGTACGGAAGCCTCACCTACACCCATGGCTCTGGCTTCTTTTTCCGCCTGAATCATGTCGTTTCCTGTGAGTTTCTCGAAATCAAGATTCACTTCTGTAACCGGTTTACCTTTGATGGTAACCGGCTTTTTCAGTTTGATTACCTTACCCATTTAAGTCTCCCTTTCTTTACAGGCCAAGGGCATCACGGATGTCGGCCATATAGTCAACGCCACCAATAACGCAGATGTAATTGAATTTATCAATTTCCAGTACGGTTTCGCCATCTACGGTGATTTTGATGTAGGTCACTTCGATGGTATTCTTTGTATCTGTCGTCGCGCCCATATCGAGTTTGCCAAGGTCGGTGCTCTTTGGCGTTCCTTCTACCACGATTTTGACAGGCATCGTCTTCAGGACATTTTTAGCGCTGTCGTGTCCCTGGCAGGCCCCTCTGAGGTCCAGATGGACTCCGGTAGGTTTTGCCAGAACAATATTGGACTTTACCAGCGAGCGCCAGTTCAGTTCCAGTTCCATGCTTCCGAAATGGCCGATGGTGGGGTCGTCAATTTCTCCAGCCACCCCCGCCCCTTTGACGGTTTCCGTAATGGAATCCAATTTCGGAAGGGTTACATCAGAAATACCAAGAAGGTCGTCCCCGTCCTGGTAAACGCGAAAGTTAATCAGTTTTTCCGGTACCATTCATTGGCCTCCTCTCTCAGCCAAACAGGCTGCTAAAATAACTGGTATCATATTCGATTACGTTGTCGATTTCCCTTGCAGGTGCAGGCGGCGTGAAGTAGGTATGGAATTTGATTTTACCATCCAGCAGATTCGTTGTCGGATTCTCAGATTCAAGGAATTCCACCCTTGCCCCCAGCAGCATGCCCTGGGCCACCAGACCATTGAGCCGGATGTTTTCAGAATCAATGACGGTCTGGATGAGGCGTTTGGTAATCGGCTTATCCACTTTTACCCAGTAAGTCTGGATAAATGTCTGCGCATGCCAGTAAAACATACGCTTGATGGAAATGAAGGCATCCTTCGCGTCTGTATTGGAAGGATAGCATCCGGTCCGGTTGCCCCAGCACTTCCAGCCGCCGATGAAATTGAGGGCGGTTACGATACCCTGGCCGTTCAGATAGTTGGCCTGCTCCGGTCCCATGATGACTTCACTGCCATCTTTCAGGCAAAGGCCATTGATACTCATGGATTTGTTGGATGGAGATTCGTAAGGGATATCCTCATTGGCCGCATCCACAGAAGCAATGACGCCCAGTACATGGGTAGACATGTGATATACCTTGTCGCCCATCTTTACCATAGGCCAGCAGACGATTTCATTTTCTCCGGTATAGCCATTTTTGTTTTTCCAGGCTGACACATCGGTATACTTCGTCACTTCGTCTGCCGGAACATCCGCAATAACCATGGCCTTGAAATGTTCGTTAATATTAGAAGCCTTTGCCTTCATAATAGCAGCGACTTCCGGAATATGAGACCACCCCGGAGCCAGGATAAGACCCGGTACCAGTCCGAAGAGCGGGAATACCTGGTCAATGGTCTCAAGGCCCTTGCTCTTCCCGGTAGAAGTATCAATGCCGCCGATGATATCATCCTTCGTTACCTGGTCAGGCTTCAGTGCATCATAGGAGACGAATACGGAATTCTTTTCCTCCAATGCGCCGCCTTCCAAAGCAGTAATGACAAGCTCTTCGTCATCGTCATATTCAGCGGTATAATCCACATCCCGCTTCAGCGGTTCTCCTGCTTCCAGGGCTATGACCTTTAAGGTGCCCAGCATGACCGGTTCTGTAATGACAGCCTTGCCGCCGGTGAGGGTAATAGACTGATTTTCTTTGGATTCCTTGTGTTTGGAAGGGTCCAGCACGTTCACCAGTACTACCGGTCCATATCCGTACAGGGCAAACTGACTGTATACTGCTTCGCAGAGTGTATATTTTTCCCAGTCTTTGCTGTATCCAAATGCTTTGACCGCTTCATCATAGCTGTAGCAGAGCATAGGACGGTTTGCATCCGCCGGGCTCTCTGCCAGATGAAGAGGCGCCGTACCAAAAATCACAGGCAGACCTGCCGTAGTATTTACTGCAGGAACAATGCTTGTGGGCAGTTCAGACGTATATACGCCATGTCTGTATGCCATTTTTAAACCTCCTTGGCTTTTCTATAAAACAACGCAAGCGGAGTTTCCTTCTTCCTGAGCTCTTCCGCTTTTTCTCGATAATCGTCTACATCGACGAAAAGATTTCTGAACCATGCATGCTTTTTGACGATGGACGCAATGTCCGGAGGCAGCGGTCCAATGAAAATCTGCGCATGCTTCAGCCTGCTCCCGGAAAGAGACGGGCCGATATAGATTTTTCTATCATTCATCCGTTCTTACCTCCTGCATTCCGGAAAAATCCAGCTCCTGTTCCGGCTGGTCGATGGTGTAGGTGGCATGGATCATTCCCTGCCACTGTGGATAAGGCTGCTCATCGTAGATTTCACCTTTCAATGGGAGTTCCAGATGATTGGTACCTCCTCCGATATATGGATTTTTCAGAAGGCACTGCCGCACATGCTCCATGAGATTGTACAGCTGCCGCCAGCCATCCTTCTTATCCCTGTCACAGATTGAAAATCCAATATCTACTTCTGCCGTTCCGAAGGAGCCGTTGATTTCATCCTTGAAGGACGCTACCTTACAATAGATGAATGACGCTTTTTCCTCTGATGTATCCGGAACATGGGGAAATCCGGCATAAACAGTAATAGCCATCCTGCCTGCTTTCTGTTCCGTATCATATTCCTTGACCGCTTCACGGATAAGCTCGGCCAGTTTTTCTACAACTACTACGATGGTCATCATTATCCTCCCAGGAGCTTTGCCATTCGGTGGTCCACTTCATGAGCAAAGCGCTTGTTGTAAAAGTTCTCCGCATCTTCACCAATCTGTTCTACCACCTGATTATTTCCAATCATGCTCGGTACAGACGGCCCATATGGAGTCTTCAGCGGATATCTGGATTTAGCCGTTCTCATCATGGGTCCTTCGTATCCTTTGGGGAAACTTTTGAAGAATGCCCCTTTTACAGGTTTCAGTCCACCGGTCTTCAGCACCTTGGCTTTCACAGGACCACGCCTTGCGTTGACCATTCGGAAAGAGGCAAGCGGCATTGGAGCCCCCTTGGAAACAGCGGCTCCCGCCAGATTGCCGGAGGAAGCTTTTCTGGTAGAGAAACTGCTTTTGATTCCTGCCGCTTTGGCCAGATATCTCTCACGCACCCTCACAGATGACCTGGACTTGATTCGCGTCAGCGTCCTGTTGATGGCGGCTGAAGCGGCTCCCCGCACTTCCTTTGGTGCAACGCGGAGAAGTGCCGCCGCCATTTTCACATTGCTTTCATCAAACTTGATATCAATCATCTGTCATTCGCCACCAGAAGAATAGTCAGCATTCCCATATCATCATTTACCTGCTCCACCATGTATTCATGGTCATCCAGGTCGATTACCATACCGTAGACCGGTACCTCCTCCACATCCTTTTTCATGCAGTTCACCATGACATGGCTTCCATACACGCCAGGATAGATTTCCTTCACACTTCCGCCGGTGGTAGCTTCTGCCGATGTAAGCACATTCTGCACCACGGATTGGACTTCTTTCCCATTAATGGTATGTGTCGCACCAAATTCATCCGGATTCAGAAATACACTTCCATTGTCCTTTTCCACCTGGCTTTTGAAGGTATTCATTTGACTACGGCGCCTTCAATATCCGGCGCCGGAAGGTCCGTATCTTCAGGTTCTTTCCCTTCTGCCCTTATCTCTACCGGAGCTTTTGTTCCGGAAGACTGAACTTCCACAAAGTCGGGATTTCGGATGAGGCGGGCTCCGCTTTTGTCGTCCACCTCAACCTCTTCTCCTCTCTGATGGATTTTCCCATGGACTGAAAGGCAGTTTCTTATAATTTTTACAATCATCATTGCCTCCTATCATCCTTTGGTCTTAATAACAGCCCAGTCGTTTACGCATTCCGGAGCCAGGATGCAGCGGGAATACATAGCCAGCGCCACGGTCTGGTCGTCCTTGCTGCCGATGTAGTACGGAACATAGGGAGAAATGAAGGTGTTGTATCCGTTTTCCGCTTCATTTACCAGGGTCACTGCCCCATGGAGCTGGCGGCCTCTTCCGGTAATGGCAATGACTGCATCGTTATCCCCAATGAACGGCTTCTGTTTTCCATCATCGTCCATGTAGGTTTCACCGTAGGTATATACTTCCAGGTTCAGTGCCTGAATGAGGCCCACGCGGGTTACCTGTGGAGAGATGATGCGCGGAGCGAATGAGAAAATACCAAGATTGTCACGGGAAGGCACGGCCATCCACTTCATGATTTCATCGTTGCCCAGCATGTAGTTAAATACATTCTTGCCGATGACCATGGCAGTCGGAATCTGGCCTGCATTCTGCTGGATGAGTTCAGACATGCCCTTGATATCGCTGTAGATAGATGCGCCTGCGTTGTCCCAGGTGGTGGATGGAGTAAGGATCTGGTCGAATCCATAATCAACGGAGTCAATCAGTTCTTCCTTTACATCATCAGCATAACCTACGATATCGCATTTGCCGGTGGTCAGGATGTCCGCAGCCATCTTGTTCTTGCGGTTAATGATTTCATTCTGCAGGTCCACCAGGTCTTCTGCCTGCATATCGGCAGCTCTTTCCGCCGGGGTCTTGGTGGAATATACGCCTTCGCCGAATCCGCGTTCAGCAATCACGTCCGGGTCAAGTACACGGCGCGGAGCCATCATGGGCGGCTTGTATACTGCGGATTCTACAGGATCCCGCTTCATGTTCACGCCTTTGGTACCACGCACTACAAACGGAGCCAGTCGGCGTGCCGCTTTGCGATACTGCACTTCGACCTTGGCGGTAGGCGCAACGGCAGGAATGCGCGGGAAAAATGTATCAAGCAGAAAGGATGCAGACGGAGTCGCCCGTTCCACTGCTTCGATAAGACTGATAGTATCTCTGTAATCAATAGACATTGTGATGGTCCTCCTTATTTCAATGCGGTCATGTAAATGTTCTTGCCACGGAGCTCTTCTTCGTGGGCTTCCACAGTATCGCCGGATGCAGCAATGAGCATTTCACGGTTGAATCTGCCGGAAATATATACAATGGCCTCGGTGGCCTTAGCATCAACATCCTGCGCAAGGATGCAGTCCGCCACCCCTGCTTTGATAGTTGCGGCAGCAGTGCCATCGGTAGTAGTCAGCAGTGTACCTTTCATCATTGCAGTTCCTGCGGTAATATTTACGTTTTTAGTGAGATGAACGACTTCCGGGCCGGCCAAAAGACCATTCATTTCCATGTCTGCTTCTTCTCTGATAGCCATTATTTAATCCCCCTGATTCTGTTAATTCGGTTCACTACATCTGTAATGTCCGCCTGTTTCTTTTTAGCTGCATCTTCCATACCGGAAGACGCCGGCGCAGCACTCACTCCCTCTGCTCCGGAATCCATGTTATCCCGAATCAGTTTGCCAATAGCCTGGATGCGGGCACCTTCACTCGGTTCATCTTTGATGGCAGACAACGTTTCAACGAAAGGCTTTGCTTCCTCAGCGGTCTTACCGGTTTCCTTGCACTTATCAATGAAAGCAATGGCAAATTTATTGGTGCACTTCGCCTTCATTTCGTCCAGTGCTTTCACACGCTGGCGTTCTGCCACGACTTTTGGATCTTCTGCCGGTTCGGTGGCTTTTGCCTGTACGCCGATACCGAGAAGTTCCTGGATTTTGGAAATAAGCTCTCCATTGGTCATTTCCTTTTTATTCTCCTTTGCTTCTGTAATACACTGCATCTTCAGTTTCCCTTTTTCGCTGAGAGGCATGGAAACTGCATTCATGCAAATCGAACCATTCTCCATTTTCATATGGACGTCGTAGTCCTCATCAATTTCATCCACAAACCCCTTGCCCATGGCGTCTTCGGCGCTCATCCACCTTTCCTCATCCATCATGTCGGAAATATCCTGCACGGAAGATTTGGAGCCACATCTGGAGGCATATACACCTACGATGGTGTCCTTGATCTTGTCCATGACCCCTGCCAGTTTAGTCAGCCCTTTTTCATCCATGTAGGAAATAACCATTGTCTGCGGATTGTGAATCATGAAAATAGCATTCTTCGGCATCACCACGGAGTCTGCAGCGCAGGCAACCAGTGTAGCCGCACTGGCGCAGATTCCGTCAATATGGGCAGTCACCTTCCCTTTATAGGCTTTGAGGAGGTTATAGATAGCCTGAGCCGCAAATACATCTCCGCCCGGACTGTTGATTCTAAGCAGGATATCTTTCCCTGCACATTCTTTCAGGTCATCGGCGAATTCCTTCGGAGCTACGTCTGTATCAAACCAGGACTCTCCGCTTACAAGCTGGCCGTAAATCAGAAGCTCTACCGGCCCGTCAGCTTCATTCCTGAATTCCCAGAATTTCTTCTTCTTCATTTTTCCTTGTCATCTCCTTTATCAGCCAGCACCATGGGACTTTCAAAGGAAAGCCCCAGCGCTTTTTCGCGCTGTTTTTCATAAGCGATGGTTTCAATATTTTCTTCGTAATTGGTTCCGGTCATTTCCGCCGCTTCTTTTGTCCTGGTAGAGAGCCCGTAGGCTACACGCAGCGCACTGCCGTTCACGTCTTTGATAGGGTCCAGGATGCTCATTGTCGGTCCGAACCAATCAGCTCCGCACCATGCCTGCCGGAGGCGGGCATTTTCGAAGAATCCTGGAGCCTGTACCCTTCCAATAGCCACCGCTTCAGCCAGCCAGTTTTCATATATCGGCTGACAGAAATCATTAGCAAACCATTTTCTCCGGAGCTTGTACTCTTCCCATGCCTGCAGGAGCGCTGCCCTGGATGCAGAATAGGAGGAGTTAAACGATTTCAGCAGCACCTCATAGGGCTGTCCGATGGCGGCCGCAATCTGCTTTATCAACTGTGTCACAAAAGGCTCGAATGTGCTCTGGCTGTTCGAAGCATCCACAGATTTGACATCCACGCCCCTTGGAAGGGCATTCAGCGTTCCGGCCGCCAGACCGTATTCATTTACATCAACTACCGGCTGTCCCGGTTCCTGCGGTCCCAGGATGGCGTTCAAGTCTGCTCCGGTGTTCGTGCTGGTGAAGAACAGGGCAAAGAAGCTTTTGACAATGGCGGAAGTAAGTTCCGCCCTGGTATATCTGGATACCTGTTTCAGCGTCTCCAGCACCGGCGCCAGATAGGGAACTCCTCTATACTGCTCTGCCCGCGTATCATGGCAGATTTGAAGTATGTTCGGCTTCCCGGTTCTTACCCCGAATGCTTCCACTCTCGTCCATGTGGTTGGCTGGAAATCCGTCGGGTCATAAGGCACCTTATTGCTTATCCAAAATGCCTTGATTTCTCCGTCATCAGCGATTTCCACGCCATTGATAATGCGGTTCCCGTTTGGCCCGCGCATTTCCACTGCCCAGGGTCCAAGTGTCCCCATGTACCCCTGGCCTAAAGGATTGGATACACGGTTTGCTTCAATAAGCTGAATCCGTATGGAATAGGGCATATTTAAATCAGGCACTTTCCGCCGGAAAAGAGCAAAAGCGTCACCGTCAGTCAAATAGGCCGTGTAGGCGATGTGCTGAAGATCATAGAAATTGTTTCGCCGGTAAAGGTCGCATTGCGAAGAAGAAGCCCACAGGTTAAACTCCCTGGCGGTATTACTTTCCCATTCTTTCGCCTTTTCCGCTGTCAGCCCAAGGTCCTTGAAGAATATCCTGGGAGATAATTTGAGCCCATCGCCGATGGCATGTAAGGCTGACGTGTTGATAGCGGCAGCCCCTACGGCGCTGTTGATTGACTGGTCTGCGCTTCGGCCTCGAAGCACAGAAAGGCTGGTGTCAATATCCGCCTTCGCCGATGAACGGACCGGGTTCCATGCCTTCAAAATGTTGCTTGTTCTCCCACCGCCGCCTTCTGAATAGCCCGTATTCTTTACTTGGATACCTGTTTCCCCGGTTGGAGAACGAATCCAGTTCCTGATGCGTCCCTTTCGCCTTCTCATTCAATCCTCTCCTTTCAGTCTAAAAGCACTACCCGTTTCGTAGATGCATTCCGCGCTGAATCATCATTCTCGAGCACCGCGCCGCCATCAATCAGGTCCTGGATGACCTTTTCCACCGTGGCAAGGTTTGCTCTTGTAAGCGTCCGGTTTCCTATGGTGTAGGACTGCCCGGCAAGGATAGCCTCTTCCGCTTCTATGTACTTTTTCAGCCTTTCATTCTGCAGTTTGCTCATATTCCCTCACCATATACCCACCTGACGCCGTGTATGCAGGTTCTTTTTCTTTTTTACAATGACCGTAGTCGTTGTGTTGACAGAATTTCCAGTCGTTTTTTCCAGTGCCATGGCACTTTTTTCTTCCCACCCTTTAGGAATGGATTGAATGCATGCCAGGTTGTATACACGAAGATCAAGCGGTTCATTTCTCACGCCCTGGGTTGGTTCCCAGACTTCACGAATAATTCCGTTCTTCCTTACTTTTTTCTTGTGTTCAGAGATAATTCCCTTGAAATACAGGCTGTCATAACCCCTGTTTTCTGCGATTCCCGCTTCATCCAAAGGAAAATGGAAGTATTTCGGCCCAGGTTTGGTAATTGACAGCCTCGCCATCACCATTTCCTTACCATCATCGACTCCCAGACGAACCAAAGGCAGAGTAGAATCCTCAGCACGCCCCAGTTTATTTCCGTACAACGGCATGCCCGGGATGCCGCCATAGCCCTTGATTGCAAACCTCTCTTTTGCGAAGTTTTTCCGGCAATATGCGTACACGGAGGAAGAAAAATGGCCGCCGGAGTCGATGAAGGTCCTTACGACTTTCAGCTTCCTCCCATCTTTGAAGGAATAGGCATGGTCAAGCACCATGTCCAGCTGTCCCCACGTCTCTTCCGCTCCCGGAGAGCCAAGAATGATTCCCTTTCTGATTCCCCAGGATTCCTCTCCTACGCCCCAGCCGCAGACTTCATATTCAAGCCGGTTATCCTGTGTATCTACAGAAGCCGTCAGTAGAAGCACACCGTCGGGCAGTTCTGCGCCGTACCGTTCACGCCTTCTCATGAAGATATCTTCGTCCTCGAAGGCTTTTGGCATGGCATAGGATTCTCCAAACCTTGTATTCTTGATAACCTTCTCCCGTTCCGGATCTCCTTTCGCTTCCAGCCATTCTCTCATGACTTCCTTCCATGAAATCCATGGGGAAGAGAATGCGTTAATAAAAAAGGAACGGCAGCCGTTTTCCAGTGCTTCCGGATTGGTAGAAACATATTTTTGAGGAGCCTGCTTCATCTGCCTTTCTGTGAACTTGAATCCGCAGTGCGGGCAGCGCCATTTCACGGATTTTACAAGATATGTCTTCCTTCCCAGAGTGCCCTTGACCTGCTTCGCATCCACATCCATATCCGTGTACTTCAGCTTCGAATATTCTCCGCAGTTTGGGCACCGATGGCACCATTCTTCCTGCGTTCCTGCTTCGTATTCCACATCAATGCGGCTTGCCCCTTCATTGGTTGGCGTAGAGAACATCCCCATGACGCGGTTCCAATAGGTGGTCATACGCTTGGCAGCCAGGTCTATCGGGTCGCCCTCTGTTCCGGCAGAAGCAGGAAATCTATCCACTTCATCGCACAAAAGAATTCTTACAGGGCGGGAAGCCAGGCCCGCCGGTGAATTGGCGCCGGCCATAACCAGGCGCCCGCCGGGAAAAATCTTGTTCAGGATGGTATTGTTGCTGTCTCTGGTCTTTACATCAAGGAACAGGTCCCGCAGCACTCTGGTATCCCGAATCATCGGGGCAATACGTGTTTTTGAGAAATCCTGCGCCATTTCGATTGTGGGCTGAATCATCATGATGGTGCATGGATCCAGATGGGCAAAGCGGCCTATCACATTGTTCATGATGTCCGACTTCCCGATCTGTGCACATGACTTGACAACTACCCGATGGATACCTGGCTGCGTAAAGGCATCCATGATGTCCTTCTGGTAAGGCGCCCTGGATGTTTTCCATCTGCCCGGCTCCGCCGATGTATTGGAAAGCATACGGTATGTATCAGCCCACACGGAAACGGGAGTTTTCGGCAGCGGCTTCAAACCATGGCGGGAAACGTATTCCCATAATTCTTTAGCCGATTTCATCGTCATCCTCCTCTTCCTGCTCAATTTCTTCATTGAATAGGTCGGGAGAATACTCCGATAATTCGGACAGCTTCTCTTCTATTTCCTTCGTGATAAGACTGTAGATTTCTTCCTTGGACTTCCCTTCCAGAAAAGGCGCCAGCTTGCTCGGCATTCCAAGAAGCTGTGTCCGGAGATTGGCCGCCATAGCAGTCATTACGTATTCCACAACGGGTGCGGAGTAGGCATTCTTTCGCATTTTATCCAGTTTCAGCTCTGCGATCTCCCGCTTTGCCTTCTCGTGAAGTGCACGTTCTTTATCGAAATCTACTTCTCCACTTTCAGCACCGTCTGTTTTCATCCGGCAGTACTGCTTGATGCCTTCCACAAGGAGAATAGAACCTTTTTCATCTACAGGAATGATGCCTTCCTGCACAAGCTGGCTCACCCTTTGCCGTGTGATTTTAAGCGCACGGCCCATTTCGGTCTGTGTGGTAGTAACAGAATTGATGCCTTTGGTTATTTTCATTCCAATACTTGCTTTTTTTGCATGAGATGATGTTATTTTATTTTTTACTTCTGTAGCATTCAAAAATAACCACACCCCATTCCATGATTTTGTAAAGCAATCCTCGAAAAACCCCCATACCTAGACTTTTTTCGGGGTCGCGGGACCGCAGGCCGTAAAAGTTGACAAAAGGACCCGCTCATTTTCTCGCATACAATCAAAAAGGACGGATGCTATCCGTCCTGTATTTCGTTTCCAATCAACCAACGCAAAAGCACGAGCCTATCGACATCAGCTCGTGCTCTTACGTGAAAACCCTGAATGATTAGGAGGTGACAACCGTGTGCGATGAACTTTTCCTTCAATCTCACACTATCATTATACCCTATCATTTACTCTATTTTACTATACTCTTTCAGTCACTCTGTTTTCATCATCCTTTTGGCCCGTTCCGGATTCTTTTTGACGATTTGTGAAAACTCGCGAATGATTTCCCATTCATCGTCAAAGGCCCGAAGCTGTCTCTGCTTCCGTACGCCCTTCGCAGAAACGCTGCCCACCGGTCTTCCGGCGCCTTCCCTTTTACCGCCTCTCACGTTTCTTCACCACCCATCCGTAGAAATTCACCGCCGCCAGGGCAACCATCGTAATCAGCAGCAGGCAGTCAAGGGCATGTAGATTATGGAAATCCACAGTCCTCAGCGCCGCCAGATTGCATGCCAACAGAATGATAAGAAACCATTGCCCCATCGTTTGTCTTGAATTATTACTCATTGCCTTAGCTCTCCTTTCTGTATTCTCTATATTATAGCCTTTTATTGTTTCTTTGTAAATACATTTTATCTATATTCGCCCCATTTAAAAAGCAGACTGCGGTGAGGCGGTCTGCTTTTCTCATGCCTTTAGTTGAAATCGGATTCTCTGAGGAATGGTTCCAGGTCCACCAGTGCTTCACCATGGATTTTGTAGATGTTCGACTCTGCAAAATTCATCTTCTCAGCGATGTCGCCCCATCGCTCGCACTGAATGTACCGCCTCCTGAGAACTGCCCGCCGGACTCCATCTTCTTCCTTGCTTATGAGTTCTTCTCCCCTGTTTCTCTTTTCGATAAGCTCCAGATAGGCCTTATTCACCTTGGCATGATAGTCCTCCAATTTTTCCACGATTTCCTCCAGATTGGCGCAATGGCCGCTCTGTACCTTTTCGCCCATCTGGACGCCTCGAAGGTTATGTGCCTCAAACTCCAGCCGCCGGAGCTCTTCCTGCAGGGAAAGGTAATCGGCCTGCTGTTTTCGGATGGAGTTCAGAAATCCCTTCAGCTTCTCTATGTCTCCCCTCACCATTTCCTCCTTTGTTATTACCGGCGCCGGCCATTCACCATAAACAAGCTCAAAGTGAATGTGGCCCCAGTCACGCCTACGAATACTCCGAAGATGAACCACACTGCTCCCATTACTGCACCGCCTTCCTTGCCCTGGCCTCTGCCCATATGTGCTCTATGACCTGGTCATGCCATTTGGTATCCATGATGCCTTTCTTATCGGATTCAAGCCAGTACACGACTTTCAATGTGCTGCTGTATGGGCCCACGCCTTTGGATGTGATGACTTCCCTTTTCCGGTTCCCTTTGTACAGCCTTGTAATCATGGCCTACCTCAGCCTCCATTCATCTGCCATCAGGATTTCTATTTCCTTGATTTTCTCCTTAAGTGCATCCATATCAGCGCGGTCGAAGTAGCCGCCCACCACTGTACCAGTGCCCTCCGTTACCTCACGTAGCCCGTGGATAAAGGTCCCCACATCTGCCCAGCAGTCTTTGATGTGATCTTTCCGCCGGAGAATGAAATCATTTTCCGCATTGATTTCGTTAATCCGGTTTTCCAGGCACATCCATGCTGATGCGGCGCCGCAGGCAAAGGATACGGCTATGATTATCAGCTCATCGGTGACTTCCATAAAATTACCTCCTAATCATCAGCCTGCCCGGCTGCGTCCGGCAAGTCATCAGGTAAACCCACATGGACGATGATGCACTTCATCCATGGCAGTGACTTTATCCATTCATCAACCGCCTTGTCATAGTCCGCATTGTCCATGTCCTCCCATTTCTCCAGAAGCTCTTCCGATGCCTCGTCTCCTACGAAGGATTCGCTGTCGTCCTCCACTTCTGAAAGAGTCGAGCAGCGACGTGCTCCATTCCAGATGGAATCTACCCTGGCCCGATAGCAAATGGATAGGGTGCAAAGAAATCATATCCCGCTGAGCCATCCGTGCTCCTTTCCGGAAGTCTCACTGAAAATGGACAATCCTTCACGACTTCAAATTTTCTCATGTTATTTCCTCCCTTCAATACCATCCCTTTATTTCCACTCCGGCCTCGTCCTTCAGGACTTTTGCCATCTCATCAATCCGGACATAACCTTCTTCGTAGCATTTGTAGGTGTCCATACACAAGTCGATGAATCTTTCCACCCTGCCATTCTTCTTCATAAGCTCACCATAATGGTCATAGATAACCATGGCCGGCACCGCCAGCATGAGGTTGAATGCCATTTTACATCCTTTCTCTGTGGCTTCTTCTTTCATTCGGTCAATGTCAGACTGCTTTATGGATACCATGGGATCTTTCTTTTTGATTCCCAGTCTCCGCCTTTCCTGCCTATTCATTTGCTTTCCCTCGCAATCTCTTTTACCGCTTTTCCTTTCTGCTCCTCATATTTCCTGCCTGTTCCTTCGTAAAAACCATTTCACATGGGCAAAAGCTGGTTTCGCAAGGCAAGAATCCAGGCTCACACCCGTATTCCTTCTTTTCCCTCCGTAGGATGGCAGCATTCTTGAACACTCTGTCCAATTCCCATTCCAACCAGCCTGAGCTTTTCTGCTTTCTGGTATAAAGCGTCATTCCTCTTTCTTTACGCAGATTTCTCCACTCTTCTCTTGTCATTTCTTACCTCAGCTTGTCTCTCAATTCCGGAGGCACGCAGCCGGAAAGCATGAGTTCTTCCGTGCCCGGCTTCCTGTCCTCAAATTCACTGGCGTACTTTTCCTTCCCGGCAGCATCCACCTTGCGCATCCCGCGGGAGCAATTCTGCTTCATGGCTTCTTTTATGCGTCTTCCCTGTTTGCTTTCCATGGCTCACCATCAGAAGGGAATGTCTTCGCCTTGATTGCCCGCCGGAAAGGGAACATTTCTTTGTCCTAATGGAAGGTTTTCCTGCTCCATTGGCGGCTTCTCCGGTCTGGCTTCTCCAAACTGTCCGAAGTTTCCGTGGCTTCCTCCCTGCTGTCCGCCGGAATACTGGCCATTTCCATAGGACTGCCCATTGTTTGAAGGAGTCTGCAGCTGTCTGCAGATGGTTTCTGCTACCACTTCGGTGACATATCTCTTTGTGCCATCCTGGGCGTCGTAGGAGCGGGTTGAAATACGGCCTGCCACGAAGACGCGGCTTCCTTTCTTGAGCTCACTCCTCACGGCTTCCGCCAGCGGTTCCCATGCCACGATGTTTATCCAGTCTGTTAGCTCTCTCTGCTCTCCCTGAGGCGTGGTGTAGATACGGCTCACCGCAATGGAGAAAGACGCTACCGCTCTTCCCGTTCTGGTGGCTCGAATGATTGGGTCTCTCTCCAGGTTTCCTAAAAGCTGTACTGCATTCATTTTATTTTTCCTCCTGCCATGATAAGACTTCCATCAGATTTGCCAGATTGGTCCTTCTGGATTTAGTAGGCTTCAGCGTGATTCCTCCCAATTCTTCACTGCCATTGCCATAGATGTACATGAGGGCGATGGCGGCCAGCCTGGCATTGGAAATATTCTTTTCCCTTTCCGCCGCGTCCTGCGCTTTGATTTGTGATTCTTCCCTTTCAATGTTCATTGATGTTCCTCCTTTTTTCTAAATCCGAAGCGGATAGTTTCTTCTTACGTCCGTCCGGATCATGGTGTATGTCTGGTATGGGTAGCCTTCCTTTCTGAAGGTGTCCCGCTGGCTGTCTTTGATGATTTCATAGCCTTTGAAAGGCTTTGGGTTTTCTGACCACCATCCGGCATAGATGATTTCTGTTTTTTCTTTCGGCTTCCGAAGGTTCCGGCTGGTTGAGTACCGGTGCTTGAAGATGGGCTCTCCCTGCTTCCTGCCTTCCACTCCATTCTTCACGATGTAGGCGGCAAGCTGGCTCCAGTTGTGGGAGCGGTCCAGGTGGCGGATGTTCACCCGGGGAAACGGGCAGGCTTCCGTGCCTACAGTATCCTGCCATGCTTTCTCTATGGCTGCCTCCGCGCCGTCGAAGTCCTTGTTCAATACCATGTGGAGGTGTATGCCTCCTTTGGCTCCGATGGAGCCGGTCCTGATACTCTTCACTTCTTTTTCGTGCTTCTTGTAGATTCGCTTCACTCTTCTCATGAAACGGTCCACGTCCTTCCTCACCTCCTCCGCTGACTTTCTTGTCTTGGCCGGATAGGTGAAGGTGCACCACAGGTCATCGGGATTGAAATTCTCCTCCAGCAGGCCATAGACTTTTCTTTCAGCTCTCTTGTTCTGCCAGCGCATGACCTTATCTTCCGTGGGATGGATTCTCACTCTGTGCTGGTCCTTCGTTCCTATCCTCCCTGAGATGTATTTATCAATCGTGATGGTAGGACCTGCTTTCGTTGTCTTTTTTACGTAGGCAGGTCCTTTTTTGTAATTCATACTACGTTTCCGCATCCCTGCACCCCTCAAACGATACTTTTCGATGGCTTTTCATTTTCTCCGACGGCTCCGCAGTATATTTATGCAGAATGTCCTGAAAATGAATACCTTTAACGAGGACGCCAAGACGCCGCATACTTCATTTTTTCGGCCCGGCGTCATAGCTGATTTTTATTCTTTTGTCCGGGGTGCGTTAGTGCTATACTATATATAGTGTTGTAGGGTTACACCCCTTTGGGCCCGCGCTTACCAGAGCGCCGGGCCCTTTTTATATTTGTACCGGCATGCATAGTATCCTCCGGTCCAGTGTCCATACCTGCATTTTTCGCAGTGCCGATAGCACACATTGCCATCTTTCAACGGGCAGCGTACTCCGCCTTGTACCCCCTGGAAGCAGATGCGGCAGATGAGCTCATCCTTTCCAGATGGCACCACCGCATCCAGGTCTGCCAGGATGGGCTGTCTCTTTCCCGCCCTTAGCCAGGTAACTCCTGTTTCCTCTTCGGCGCTCTGGATGGTGAGCCCTCTTCCGGTATCGGTGATGAATCTTCCTTTCTTCCCTGTCCACTGGATGGCGTCCACCGCCATGAGGCGCATGTCCTTCAAGGTGTTTCTGATTTCCACTTTTTCTGGAAGGATTTCCCCATTTCTGCCAATGACGGGTATGGTCTTCAGAATGCGGCCCACTTCGGCTTTTTCGGCAGGCAGCCGTTCCGCTTTTTCTTTTCCATTTCTTCTTCGGCTACCCGGTAGAGCTCTTCCAGCTCTTCCCTGTGCTCGTTTCGCCATTTCTCCACCTCCCCGCAGGAAAGGTAGGACAGGAATTTCGCTTCCAATTCCTTCCTTTCCTTCCTGGATGCGCTGTGCACCCTGTCATGCAGCTGGAAAGAAAGAAGGATCAGGTTATCTTCCCTGTCTCCGCCTCCGTGGGATCTCCATTCCACATGGTGAATCTGCCCGCCGTAGTACGGCGGGAGTTCTCCGATGATATTGAAATATTCCCTGGCCCGGGAGATGTGTCCTTCCCTGTCCCGCACCAGGGCTTTCAGTTTTTCATAATTATTCTTTGAAAGCTTGAATCTCCACAAACCGGCTCCTCCCATCCCGCATCATTCAGGCCCGCCCCTCCAGATGGAGCTTTACCAGGCCTTTTCTTTCTGCATACGCTTCCAGGTCTTTCTCTGCTTCTTCCGGAGTCATCCTTCTGGGCAGGGAGTTGATGGTTCTCCATTTTCCTTCTTTGGTCTTGCAGCTCCCCCGGTAATAGGCTTCGCCTCCTCTGAACCATTCCTTCACCACATACCTTTTGCCATTGTCCTCTTTCCACATCTGATAAAACGGGCTTCTCATGCTTCCTTCATTCCCTTCAGAAATTTATTGATGAAATACTGCTGTCCCTTGCCGGTCACCTTCACGGTCTTGGTTACCACGTTCACGCCGTCGCCATTGATGTAGGTGCCTTCCTTGATTTTGAAAAGGCCCATTTCCATAGCTTTCTGTGTAGGCATGTTGCAGGAAGAGCCCTGCTTGACCAGGTATCCTTCCTCCCGCATCCATGTGAAGAGCCGGTTCTGTCCGATGTTGACTCCGTTTCCCCTGAGAATCTTTGCCAGCTCTCCAATGAGGATGGTGGAGTGGGAAGCAGAGACGGCATCCGCAAAGATGGCCTTCGGCCTCATCTGTTCTTTATCCGCCTCCAGCGCTTCGATTCTTTCCTTCTGCCGTGCGATGGTCTTCCTTCCGATTTCCAGTGCCCTTGCCATGATTTCTTCATCGCTCATGTTACTGGCCGCCGGAATGAAACCTCCTGTCTTCCGGATAGCCGGAAGCACTTCGCTGGTCACCCAGTGCTTAAACTTCTTCGCCGTAGGCAGCTTGCTGGAGAGGATGAGACTGTAGAGTCCACTTTCATTGATGAGGATAACTTTCTGCATTCCTCCAGGGGTCATCATTTCGGTGACCCCTTTGTCCTCTTCATCAACATGCTTAGATACGGCATTTGCAAGTGACTTTCCTGCTCCATATCCCAATGCTTCAGCAACATCTTTCCCCACAAACCACGGGTTCCCATTCACAGAGACTGCGCGTACCTTTCCAAATTCCGGATTATCAAAAATCCGGAGAATACTCTTTGTGCTTTCCATGTTGTCCTCCTATCTGAAACTGGATGTTTCTACTACCAAAAGGAAATCAATGGGGAGCCTGATGGCTCAGGCCCTCCCTTCATTTTCTTTTGGTGGCTCTTCATGTCTTATCTGGAGTTCCCTTGTTATCAGCTCCTCTGAGTACGTCCGGTTCTGATTCGATGATTTTCAGCACATGAATCCCGACTTCGGCTTCCAAATACCCTATTGCATCCCTTAGGCTTTCGAATGCCTTGTGAAACAAAAGTTTTTCCCATTTCGGCTTTCCCTTTTTCTCTCCGCGAATGTACGGAGGCCCCTGGAAGACTTGGAACCTTCCCCCTTCCAGCTCATTACATTTTTTCGCGGTCAGCAGGTCCGGATCTTTCCAGATCTCTGCCATGGATTCTTCCATATCTCTTTTTATCATCCAACCCGGTTTCGGTGTGTAAAGCAGTACCAGGTAATATTCCTTACCTGTCATGGCTCTTACCTTCAGCAAGAGTATCTTCCTATTCTCGATTTCTACGATTCCCATGTTGTCTCCTTCCTGCCGCTCCCCAGCGGATGGAGCAGTCCCGGTGGCAGGGACGTATCTTTCCATCCTGCCATGAGGGCCGCGCCAGGCATTCTTCACCCGGCTCTATCTCTTTTCCGCAGAAGCAGCATATGTATGGGTTCTTCTTACTTTCTTTTCTCATTGGGTTCTTCTTCGTGATATAATTGAATAAAACAATTTTCTTGTTTTAGGCTCTGACGTCTGGTACACGTCAGAGCTCTTTTCTTTTATGCAAAATAGCTCTCATCTGCTTCGGCGTATTCGATTTCGGAGAGTTTTCCGACGCACTCGCAGTCGTTACAGTTGAGGAGGAGCACCCAGACTCCCCCGCCGTACTGATTGACCAGGGCGTTATGGATGTCGGTAATGGTGAGCTCTCCACCCTTAGGCGCTTTGATGCTGTAACGCGGGCGATTGAGGGTGTCGTATACGGATTCAAACTTCAGCTTCATTTGTTTCATCACCTCCTACCCCAAATGACCTTTGATGATGATTTCCTTCAGCATGGTAATAGGTGCATCGCCTTCCACACAGATTGTCTGCGGCCCTGAGAAATACCGCTGTATGGTAACTGCTACGATGTCCCCATCCGGGCCTTTATGGGGTTCGAAGTTGCTTACATCTACGTCGGCTTTGACGCACATATCCAGGAACCTGTCCAGGCAGTACTCTTTCAAATCGTTGTCCCTTTCAATTTCTTCGTTCATGGTCTTCCTCCATTATTTCTTTCAATACTTCGTGAACTATGCTCAGACAGCCCAGGGCGAAATGATACATCCGGTTATTTCCCTGGGCGTTGTACGTCCTGGCGTCTGATTTCAGGGTTTGGTCCCAGTCCAGGAGCTTTTCCTTCAGTTTTTCTTCATTCATTCCACTCCTCCTTACCCAGGCGTCCTTTTGAAATGATTCGCTTCACCATGTCCAGGGCCGACATGTCTCTAAAGCGGACTATCTTTTCACTCCCGCCGACATAGTAGATGGTGGCGGCCTCCATGACATTGTCCACTCCGTAGGCAGGAGTGATGTCAGTCACCTTGGCGCCGGAATCCATGTTATCCCGAATCAGTTTGCCAATAGCCTGGATGCGGCAATGAGTGCATCCTGTTCTTCTGTCATTACAGCTCCCTCGCTTTCTTCACGTGGATAATGAGCTCCGTTCCCGGCTGCAGGTGCCCGGGGTCGGAAATCCGGTTGTCATGCATGACCTGCCAGGTCAATTTGGACATATCTTCTTTATCTGTGGCCACCTTGGCCACGATGCCCCAGAGGGTATCGCCCTCTTCCACGGTGGCCCGGTACTCAACCAACTCTGTGGCTAGGCTGTCTCTGTAGCAGCCATAGCATACGGCGCCGGCGGCCAGGAGTCCGCAGAGGATGCAGCCGATGCGCACCCAACGGATTCTTCTGATTAATGGCTTCATGGTTATCACTCCTTTTTAGTTTTGACAATATAATTAGCAATATATGTAAAAGCCACTCCCCACAAAGCCAAATTAACTATGATGATGAAAGCTTCATACAATTCTTCGCAATTCATCCTGGTTCATCGCTCTCTTCGTCCTCATCGGGAAGCTTCAGTTCGGCTTTTACTTCATCCTCATATTCAAGAGCCTCTTCAATGGACATGACTCCCAGATTCGTGATGGTATGGAAAGCGGTTTCAGCCTCATTGTTAAGGTCGATGGCATAGAGCTCCTTGGCTTTCCATTCATCCACCTCTTCGGTGGTCAGTGTTTCAAGGCTCTGCAGGTGGGAAATCCTGTCGGCCAGTCTCTTCTTCCGTTCTTCGTAGTCCCGAAGGATAACTTTTGCTCTTTCTTTCATTTCTTCCATTTTCATGTTGCTCTTCCTTTCTTTTATCTGTTATTACAACTTTTCATGATTCTTCCCCTGCTATAATGTCCATAGAAAGGAGGTGATACTTATGAACAAGAAACTTGTTTTGACGGGGCTCGCTGCTATGCTGAAAGAGCCTGACTCTCCATTTTTCGGAAATCAAATCCAACTGTTGACCCCAGTGGGATTGCTTTCCGGAGACTTCGTATGGAGTGACGATAAGAAGCCTGCGGCTGTTGCGTCGATGCGTTTGGCCTTGAAATTAATTAGTCAGGCTATCCCTAATAACAATCGCCCAAATTCCAGCTCGCCCGATAAAACTGACAAGCCCCACTTGATTGGTGATGAACAGTCCGTTCTCCTGAAAAATGTAACTTTGTATTCTGGAGCTCAGACAACTCACATCTCTGTCCTTATGGTCTATGTTTCAGACATAATCGGTATTTCCATTGGAAATGCTGAGTACACTCCGTAACCGGCTTTCCATTTCATCTTGATTATTTTTTGAATTGTTATCTGATACTTTGATAGAAAGAGCGCAGCCTCTGCTGTGCTCTTTCTTTTCGTCTGGGCTGTAGGGAATGGTATTTCTCTCAACCAAGTCCATAGCTTCTTTAAATACCGACTGTGCCAGCACAATCGGTATTTTGTTTTCGTGGAGCACCCGGACTACTTCTATGGCCGCCTTCCGGATATCTGTTCCTTCCATGGCAGTCACCTCTTTTCTTATCCGTTTCTCCCCTCTCTCCTTTGCTATAATGTGGTTGGTGTCGTTCGATAGAGGGAGGTGAGAAAACTATGGTTACCTATCTTTACCGTTCGAAGGTTGGGCTCTTCCGTATCTACCCTTGGAACGGCCGGTGGGCCTTGGAAATTGAAGGTGAAATCTACGGGTCCTATCATTCCCCTGTTGCCGCAGCGGATGATGTGTATCTTCATGAAACTGGATATGACCCATGGGATCTTCGCCCTGATGGTCCTAATGACCCGCCGGATTTATCAGAATGGGAAGTCTTCCGCATCTGACGGATGGGCGGCTGCTGAGGCAGCCGCCTTTTCACTTGGCTTTTCGAACCGGGCAAGCACCCGGATAGCGTCATTGATGGCCAGCAAATCTTCGTCAGAAAGAGGCTCTTCCTGGTCCAGCCGCTGAAGTATCTTCTCCTTGTATTTCGCTATGATGGCTTCCATGGTTCTCACCTCCTTATCCTTTACTTTTTTACTTTTACTATTGCTATACTTCTCTGCCCCTCATTCACTCCTTGGTATAATGTGATTGGTGTTGTTCCTATGAAAGGAGGTGAATAAAATGGACCGTCGTTTTATCCTGCAAAATTATCATTATCTGATTGACTGTTCGGCTATGACGCCGGAGGACGCGGAAAAGGTGTATTCGCAGCTTCAGGCACTCTACATATTTGTTGATTATGTCTTTCAGAAGCCCCGTACCTATGCTCTACTCATCCAGGACGGTGAGCCTGAGCTTTCCTCCGTGTTCAGGCCTCCGGATGGATGCCGTGTAACCCCTCTTCAACCGCGATAGTGTCTTTTGACGCCCCGGTGTCCTGCTCCAACAGGATGCCGGGGCTTTCATGTCTACACCTGGATACCAGGGTAAATTCGGAGGTATTCCGCATCACTCTGACTGCCACGTCCAGCGGCTCCCGCTTAACATGGGTTTCTCTCAGCTTTTCTTTTCCTTTGATGAGCTTCATGGTCAATCCATCGCTTTCCTTGTAGTCCATGCGGATTTGGAAATCTCCTCCGCCGGCGAAACCCTGCTCCAGGTAGGTGGAAAGGATGAGGTTCCATCCTGCCAGCTCGCCCATGCTTTTGGGTCTCAGAGTAACTGTCATGCGCCTGTCTGTCATATTGGCAATCCTTTCTTTATCTTCTCGAACTCTCTCCACATGTATTTAGCCATTTCGAGAGTAAGTAATCCGGTTACAGTCACACTGATGAAGATAGTGACCAGCATGGCTATTCCGACGTATATCCAAATCATCTAGGCCTCCCTCTTTTTTCAGCAAGTCCTTTCTTCCGGCCGCACCGTATTCTGCTGCATCCAGTTTTTTATCTGCCATCCGCAGAACTGCATCCGACCGCCTACAATGACGTAGGGGATTTCATGCTTCCGCGCCATCTTTCTGATTGTGTCAGCGGACAGCCGAAGGACAAGCCCCAGCTGATACGCCGAATAGAGCTGCTCAGGATTTAAGATTCTCTGTCTCATCTTTCTTTACCTCCTTCTTTAGTTCAATTTATTGAACTTTGAGGGTAAAAAAATATTCATCCAATTTTTTCGGGGAGATATTGAGGAGCCTAGACGCCCTCAGAATCTCCGGCTGGGTGAACGGAACCTTATCGTTTAATTTCAAAGACAACGTACGCTCCGATACTCCCAGACTTTTGGCAAACTTCCCACGGGTCCCGTATTTCTCTACAATCAGTCCAGTAAGTTTAGCATAATCAAATGGCATTCCTTTCACCTCCTTTTATGAAGTTCAACTATTTGAACTAAATACAGTATAATCTCTCTTTCGTTTGAAATCAATACTTTTGTTCAACTTTTTTTACTTATGACTTCAAGCTCTTGAACTATTATTCAAATAAGCATATAATGAAGAAAATTCAAAAGGAGGAGCCCGACAACATGAAAAGAGAATCTACATCCACACGTTTGAAGCAATTAATGGAAATAAAGAATCTTCGACAGGCTGATATTGTAGAGAAAACAGGATTAGGCAAATCAGCAATTAGCCAATATGTTTCTGGGAAAGTAACGCCCAAGCAAGACAAAATCTATATAATAGCTAGCGCATACGATATATCTCCATCTTGGCTTATGGGATACGATGTCCCATCGAGGGATATTCTCATCGATGGCAAGGTGAAGCCCGCCACTAACATTCCTATTTATGAAATTCCAGTTGTTGGCAAGGTAGTAGCAGGCACGCCCATTGATGCCATCGAAAACATTACCGACTATATCCGTGTCACCAATCCCGCTGCAGCCGATGGAAGCTATTATTCCCTCCACGTCACGGGAGCCAGTATGGAACCGGAAATGAAAGAAGGCGACCTTGTAATAGTTCATAAGCAAGACTACTTCGATAATGGAGACATCTGTATCGTTCTGGTTAATGGATATGAAGCCACTGTGAAAAAAGTGCAGAAGAATGAGAGCGGTATCACTCTTATCGGATTCAATCCTGTTGTTTATCCTCCGCATTTTTATAATGCCCATGAAGTTAAATCACTTCCCGTCCGTGTTATTGGTAAAGTTGAAGAAGTCCGCCGAAAATACTGAGTTTTCTGAGTTTCTTGTCATTAAGCATGGCTAAATAGTCAAAAATCCATCTTTATAGAAGGAGTGAAATAATGATGAATCTTAATCAATACAAAGTAAAAACGAGATATTTACCAACCAAACGTTTAAGAACAATATCTTTATGGGCTCTAACTGAAGATGATGCGCGTAGAAGACTTTCAGAGGAACCTCAGTTTGCTGACTATTCTGAAATTAAAAGCATTACCCTTTCTCCCAGCGATAAGCCTTTTCCTGATAAAGCCAATTATGCTATTAGCCTTGGCATAAAAGTAACGCATGATATGAGTAATGATGATGTGTCTGCTCTGATTTCTCGAAGACTTGATGATAAAAGAGAGCCAAATAGTGGCTTAAAGGACTTTGCGACTTCTCACTATATACCATATTCTTTATATATCGGAAAAAAGTCTTTATACAATAAGGTTTTTTACAGTCTTGATACCAGTGGAAGAATTGCATTCTTTATCTTTTCCGTTTATCGGTATCTTTCAAATGATAGAGAAGCGAATCTAGACAAATCTCCTTATCGTAATCTTTTTTATCAAAAAGCCTATGAGTGGAAAGATAATGCGCCTATTGTTAAATCATTGGATTCCAATTATAACGGGGAAGACCTTCGTTTTTTGGGAACAATAAGCTTTCCCGGCGGGCGTAACGCATATGGTGGCAGCCGCAGTACCTTAATTTATAAAAAGACTGTGCAATTTCTTCTTGATGAAAGACTCATCTCAGAAATGGATACCCATAGGGTATTTTCTCCAATAAACGAAAAAAATAAACCTACTCTTTCTAGTACAATGGTGCAACCTGTAAATGATACTTCTAGTACTATTCTTCCTTCTCCATACTCCATTAGTCCAAAATCAAATATGAGTCCTAGTTCAAATAATCCCAAAAGTCATCGAAAGCTTTTTATAATACTCGGTATTATTTTTATCATTCTTCTAATTGCTTTATGAGGTGGATCACTACCTGGACTTCCGCATCGCCTGCTCCCTGCAGTACCAGATCCTCTTTGAACACCTGGGCCGCGTGTACGGCTATTTCTCCTGCTTCAACCGCACCCCACTCATTCATATCAACCGCGACATCGACGAATCCCTCTGGCCCTTCGTCTGCGCCCACGAATTGGGCCACTCCCTCCTCCATGCCCACACTGCCGGAAACCATGCATTTAACGACAACTCCTTCCTGATGAATGCCGGCATTGAACGGGAAGCCAACCAGTTTGCCGTAGAACTCCTCCTTCATGATGAATTCTTAGAAGACCACCCCGACATGGGCATCTACAACCTCTGCCACCTGGTAGGCATTCCAAAAGAACTGGCCTGGATGAAGTAACCTGCCCGCCAGAAGAATCCAACCTTTCGGAATTTCCGAACAGTTCAAAATAGCCCTTCGGGATTTCCGGCAGGCTGGTGGAGGATGAATTTCTATAAATTCCTATATTTGACAAAATACATAATTGTAGTATAATGATTGGTAAGCGAACAAGTGGCTAGCCTGCGGGCGAACCACGGGCCTTATCAATCTGCGGATTGGTAAGGCTTTTTTCTTTACCTGAAAGGTGACCAGCTATGGATAAACCATTTAAGACCTATAATCAACAACTCAAGATATTACGTACTCGCAATCTGAATATCCCCAACGGAAGTAAAGCGCTTCGTATTTTGCGTAGAGAAAATTACTACAATATTATCAATGGATATAAGGATATATTCCTAGATAAAGGCTACGCCACTGATAGATTTAAAGATGGAACCTCATTTGATGATATTTATGCGTTGTATTCTTTTGACCGGAATCTTCGGTCCATCCTGCTAAAATATATCCTTCGCCTGGAATCTTCTTTGAAGACTAAGATTGCTTATCGCTTTTCCGAAAAATATCCCTCAAACTTTAGTTGTTTCGATATCAGTAATTTCAGGAGCAATATTACATCAGTAACCAATCTCATTGCCCATATTTCAAACGACATAAAAAATAACGTAGAAACTCCTCGCCCTGGAACTCAAACCTCTCCGTTCTCTCATTACCTTAATGTTCATAAAGAACTGCCACTTTGGGTGCTTATTAAGAGACTATCCCTTGGTGAAACCTCCTATTTTTATACGGCGCTTACAGATGATTTACAGCTTAAAGTACTAAATGATATCTATACAGAATATCAGCAGGAATATGGTCTTAGCCCAAGGAAATCTGCTGTAATTAATGATACCTCCAGTTTTTCCCAAATGGTCAAATTTGTAGTAACATTCAGAAATCTGTGTGCTCACGGTGAGCGCATGTATGATTACATAGCCAAATACAAAGGCCGTATACCTTCGATACAGTTCTTCTTCCTGGACCCTTCCCCTCGTTTTAACAGCAAAGTGGTTGATGTCGTCAGAGTGTTAGGTCTATTCCTTATGAAATCTGACTATAAAGCCCTCTTAAAAGAGCTCTCCATAGAGATAAAATCTTTGTCTGATGAGCTGCCTCAAAGCACAATGAATTCCGTTCTCATTAAAGCCGGATTCTCAAAGAATTGGAAGTCCGACCTTATGCTCCCACGAAGGCAGTTGATTGACTAAGTATTGAAAATGGTTATTTGCAATACTTAGCAGCTGTTAGGTCTCAAGTTTCATACTTTTTGAGACTTATCTATTATGCTATAATAACGATAGATGAGTTGACCGAAGTTCTTCGGAGCCTGGTCTGGAAAAAGCTATCGCTATTAAAGCGGTAGCTTTTTCTTTTGACATGGCAGGTAGTCGTGTCCTATACTAACAGTAGGAATTAAAAACCATACGGTTTTTGTAGGACGCGAGTCATTTAGACAAGCGTCCAATTTTTTTGCCTAAAAATTCCTTCCCATAACCTGTCGGCATTAGGAATAGGCTTATGGAATCAGTGTAAGTAAAAAGCCTCACCCATATTGGCGTATGGATGAGGCTGGTGACCGCAGGCTCTGCCAAGCTTTCGGCCCTGTAATCTATTTCCCAGCAAGGGCTGATTACTCTACTATTATAGCAAATCAGCCCCGAATTTACTAAAGGAGCTGATTTTTATGTTACAGAAAAAAGGTAAAATCTGGTATGTCGTCTTGAACTATAAAGAAGGGAATAAATGGAAAAAGAAATGGATTTCCACCGGCACCCCTTCCGCCAGGGAAGCGAAACGGATTGAAAAGGATATCGAATACAAGGCTACCGAAGGCATTATCAAAGTAAAAGCGGAAAAAGACATCCCCACACTGCGTGCTTTCTTCGACCAATGGATGGATGTCTGCGTCAAGCCGCCAAGCCGGAAGCCCGCCACCTATGAAAACTATAAATATGTTTCCAATAAGATATGCCGCTCCCTGGGCAACATGAAAGTGAACCGGATCACTCCTGAAATCCTTGAAAAGTACATCAAAGAAGAACTGGCCGCCGGAACGTCCCACACCTGCATCCGGCTTGAATACAGGGTACTGAAAGTAGCACTGAAGTCAGCAGTCCGATGGAAACTGATTGCAGTCAATCCCTGCGAAGCCGTGGATCCACCATCTCCCACCCCGTCCCCCGCCAAAGTGGCCACCATCGACGAAGTGCAGCAGCTTCTTGACACCACATCCAAAGGCAGCGTTCCCATCAACCACCTTGTCATCTGCCTTGGCGCCCTGGCCGGCCTTCGCCGTGGAGAGATGTGCGCCCTGGAATGGGCAGATGTGGCCCTGGACGCCAATATCCTTTACATCCGGCACAGCATGAGCCGTAAAGACAACGACATCCTTGCAGGCGGCACCTACTACAAGGTTTTCCACGGACAGAAATCCTCCCTGGTAATGGATAAAGTAAAAACCGACGCATCCGCCGCCCCCATCTGCATCCCCTCCATAGTCTCCGACGCCCTGCACCGCATGAAACTCTGGCAGAACAAAAACCGCATCCTCCTTGGCCAGTGCTACAAGGATAATGACCTTGTCCTCTGCCACGAAGATGGCAGCCCATGCGAACCAAGCTATATTTACCACTGCTTCCAGAAACTCCTCAAAGCAAATAACTTCCCCCACCTCAGAGTCCACGACCTCCGCCACACAGCCGCCACCCTGCTCCTTGCCCAGGGAGTTGATATAAAACTGGTAAGCCACCAGCTCCGCCACAGCGATGTCTCAATTACCCAGAACCTCTATGAACACGTCACCGAAAAACTGGCCCGAACCAGCGCCGACGCCATGGACGACCTTTTCCGTAAAGCAAAGTAA